ATTACCATTTGTAGTAGTAGTATCTTGTCCTTGTACCGTTAATGTTCCAGGAGTTGTTCCTGCTACAACTTTAATAGAGTGAGATGTATTTGTGAGTAGATCTATTCCCCCACTTAAGTTAAGTACAGCTGAATTGAAGTAAGATCCTCCTGCACCTATGTAAGCATTATTTCCAGTTACTCTAACTCCATTACTGTTACCATCTGAACTAACATAGCCTGTTCCAAGGTCAATGTCATTGTTGTTCATATCTAAATCTGAAGATACAGATGCTAAAGATGAGTTGATAGTAATTGTTCCGTCACCGTTAGTGATAGTAATATTAGTACCTGCAGTTAATGTAGCTACTTGTGGACCACTAGTACCCCCAATCAATAGTTGACCGTTGGTGCTCATAGCTAAAGAGCTAAGCGTATCAGTGCCTGAAGCTTGAGTTACTACTACAGCTTTATCTAAGAATGAGGTAGCGTTTGTACCTCCATTAGCTACCGGGAGAGTACCTGTTACATTAGATGTAAGACTGACAGTAGATAAAAATGCAGAGGTTGCGTTATCACAATTGCTGAGATCTATGTTTGATTCTGCTAACGTGAGTACTATATCGTTAGAAGCAGTAGCTACGGTTATTTTATTGTTCGCTGACTCAATCCCTTTTAAGTTAATTACATTTTTATCTGTAATATCTACATAAAGGTTTTCTCCAGATGCCCCAGATTTAGTTTGAACTGTGGGGAATAAACTAGATAACAGGAATTTGTTATTAGTCTGTTTAGCTGCATTAGCTACTAATAGGTAGTCATTCGCAGTAACATTGGTTTTAGTAAGAGCTGCTAGTTCAGTAATTGTTGCCATTATAAATCTATATTATCCCCATTTTCAAAGGAGATGAAGTTTAATATATTAGATTCCCCCTGTTCGTTTACAGTTGGTAAGTGTTGGTCAACAGAGCATACTGTACAGTACTTGCGAACAAAGTTAATAAAAGTTTCCAAATAAGTTTCTGTACCTGTTGGAAGTTCCCCACCATTATTAGTATAAGGGAAAGTATAGTTACAGTTGTACAAGCATTCTAACCCTATTCTGTTTAGAAGATACGATACAAGAGTAAGTTTAATTTGCTCTGTTGTATCGCATATAATGCCCCCTCTTATTTTAAACAACATACGTGTACCTTCTTGAGCTACACAAGCTTTTATGTTATCTAAAGTTGTTTCATAATCTATTGGGGAAACAGTAGTCATTACAGAATCTGGGATACATTCTGGTTCGTAAGTTGCACTAAATATGCAATTGCCCCCATCAAAAGAAGCGTCTGGATTGTAGTTAATTGCTAATGGATTTGTACACCCAACTATTAAACAGCTTCCGTCATCAGTAGTAGCTGCAGGATTGTAATTAACAGCGTCAGGGTTAGTGCACCCACATCCACTAGTATCTACAGTTAAAGGAATTGGGGACTGCGTACTTACTTCACAAGTATTGTCGATGTTAGAAAAGTACAGTACTGCAGTAGCATAGTAGATAGCTGAGCATAAGTTTTTAACGTCAGTTTGATTTACAGCAAGCTGTTGTTGAAAAGAAGATAGATTAGAGAAAAGCGTAATTTGAAAGTCTCCAGGAGCATTTACCTCAAAACTTATATCTCCATCACAGTTACTATCTTCACAGTCTCCCGTTGGATTAACTGATGAAGCTGTTATAGAGAATTCATCGCAGTAAAAACATTTGCCATCATCTACGTTTGCGTTAGGGTTGTAGTTTACAGCAAACGGGTCAGTACACCCCCCAATAGTTACAATTCCTGGGTGATCAAGTGTTAATACTTCTCCACATGTAGATCCTAAATCTACTATATTTACGTTAATTGTAGTGTTTTGTGGAATAATTATGTTGTATGTAAATGGGTTGTTTCCTCCTGCTGCAGAATTCTCTGCTATATTAAAAGTTCCTAAAAATGCAGGAGGAGTTTGAGAATTATCGAAGAGTGAATAGTTTGCTGTAAATATCCCAAAAGCATCTACATTTTCTCCATCAGACGACATTCCGTAGATTGTTAATGTAGTTATAGCTTGATCGTTATTTATTAGCGTAGGTTGAGACAAAGCTGCAACAACAATTTGAGTACAGACTGTAATATCGTCAGGATACTCACAATCTCCATTACCTGTATTACCTGGGCTGGGATCATAATTTGTTGCTGATGGGTCTAAACATCCATTATAAGGGACTGGAAATTTTTGATACACGTACCAAGTGCAGCCAGCTCCATTATTAAATACATATTCTGCCCAATACGTTTGACCTGGGAATAGCCCTGAGTTATTTGAAGGCCCAGTTAAATGTTGGACAGAATTAGCACTACTAGAATCATTGATATCTGATACTAAAGCTGAGCCTAGTAGAGTAGCTTGATCCCCATTATTTAAATTTGCATCTGGAACTACATCAGCATCTGCATAGATGTTTATAGTCCAGTAAGATCCTGGAGACTGAGATAAGTAAAACGCATATTCGTCACTAGAACCTTGAAGCGCAAAGTTTCCTATTACAAGAGTGTTATCGTCATCAGTTACATCGTTAGTTGTGGCTATTGCTGATACTGCACCACTACCAGGCCATTGTGCTTGCAGCACTGCTCTTAAATCTTCGCAGTACATGCAACAGTTTGCACAAGCTTCTTCTGCATTAGCATCGTAATTTAATGCAGTATTGTCTGTGCATCCGATAGATGCAATTTTTAATAATGGGAATGTAAAGCTTCGTGTAGTTCCTGTTCCACCTCCAGTAACAGTTTCTTTAATGCTTATAGTTGCAGTAGGAGAAGAATTAAAGTAAGTATCTAAAGCTAATGATGCTTCGGTATTTTCCCATCCAACTTGAAGTACTGCAAAATCTCCTTCTATATTTAAAGCCTTTGTACTTGGACTAGTATCTGCAACTCCTTTTACTGTTAAAGTTGTAGAGGAAAAGTCAGTTGCATTTGTAAATGTAGAAGAGCTTAAGTTTTTTTCTATGTATAAAACATCTGACAAACTATTTCGTACAGTTGTTTTTATTACAATATTTTCAGGCTCTCTTAAAGTGTATACACAGCTATTGTTATTTATTTCTGCGAGGGATTGGTAATTCGAGGCTGTTGAATCAAAGCAATCATCTCCCCTTGTTCTTGTTTTAGTGGGGAATTCTATAAACTCTGTAGAAACATTTTCTATGTATACATAGAAGTATGAAGAGTTTTCGTTGTATACTTCTGTAAAATTTGAGGTAGTTAAATACTTACCTTGATTATTGCTAATAGCTTGCAGAATCTGACTAGAGGTTATATTAGAGCTTGTTACCCCTACGTATTCTAATCTTCTGTTTATGCTATCATATTTACTTATGTCTGCGCTAAATGCTTTAGAGCTGTAAGATTCTGTCTCCACATAATCCCCGTCTACGTATACTTTAAATGTAGTTAGCGGAGATTCTAAATCATTTTCTCTACTTATAGCTAAAGTTCTAGGTTCAGTACTGCCTCTCCCAATATCTACAGAACTTGATTTTACGTAAGGGAGAGAAAATATTTGAGTACTTTTAGATTTAGAGAATACTGCTTTTAGCTGTATTGTAGCTCCACCTTGAGGTTTAAAGGTGTTTGAGAATAGAACCTCTATTCTAAAGTGTTTACTGTTTAATGGGTAGTAGTTTACTTCTTTTATATCAGTTTCTTTAAAACTACGTCTCCCTGAGCTATCAGTATAGGCGTAAGGAATTACACCTACTGCCTGGTCAGTAATTTGATAGGATGCAAAAGTCTGCCACGGAGCTGTGACAACTATTTTGTTATTACTGGATTGTGCGTAAAAGAATCTCATAGTTTAGCATCCACATGCACATACCTCTGTGCAAAATTCTCTAGCTTTATTATATTTAGCTACTGCATCTTCGTAGTTCCCGTTTATTTCTGCGGTGTACTTTGCAGCCCCAAGAAGTAAATGTATTTTCTCAGCTCGTAGCAACTCTTCTTTGCATTTGTCACAATGACATGTGCAGTTAATTGCAGATTCTACAAGTTTTGCTATACAGCAATCAATCTCACAACTAGCAACAAGTAATGCAGTAAGAATAGTTTCATTGTTACGAATAACAGAGTACTGTAGTACCCCAACGCAATCTAAACTTACATTAATGATAATGTACCCCCCTAAAGCAATTGCAGGGAAATTGGTAATAGTCCCATCTCCATTTGTCACTTGAATAGTTACAACTGAACCACTAAGAATGGTGCTTGGAACAGGAATGTTAAAGAATATTTGTCTACAATTTGGGGATATGGCTGTTATCATAATGAGTAAAAAATGGGGGAAGTCAGTTTCCCAACCTCCCCCTTGTTAGTATTACCAAATAAATTCAGCAGCAGTTGCGATAGTAATGCCAAAAGCATCATCGTAAGTAGCTGTGCCTGCATCACCAACTACAGGAGCAGTACCATCAGAATCAGTAAAGTACAATACAACTTGGTTAAGAGTTCCAGCAGGTGCAATACCTGTAGAAGTTGGCCAGTTGTGTTCGTACTCGATAGTGATTTTGTCGTACTGATACGCAGTTTGGGTGTATGTCATCATGTTCTGTGGGAGGTACATGCGGTTGAAGTTACCGTAACGGCTTCTGCAACGAATTTCCTCACCAAGAACTTGCCAAGCATTACCTGTTCCTGGTACAAATCCAGTTACAGTTTGAACTGAAGAAGCAAGAGTAGTTTCGTCAGTATCATTGTTAATGATAAGATCGAAGATAACACCAGGGTGACGTGCTGCAATAGTGCAGGTAGTTGTGTTATCTGTAACATTGAACAAAGCATTCAGTACAGGGTTAGCTGCAATAAGAGTAACCAAGTGATCATACAGACCAGCTTCATCGTTGGTTGGACGATCTGCAAACAATGACTCAACGTTGATAACTTTGTGGTTAGTGGTGTTGAATGCTCCTAAAGGAAATTGATAGCCGCCTCCAGACAAATCGGGCAAACCAGTACCATCTGCATCATAAAAACTCAACTGATCTACAGGAGTAGTACGAATTACAAATTTAAAGGTTGCGTTTCGGCTGTTAAGGGCAGTACCAATATCAAGAACAGTTTGGTGACCTGCAGATACTACGAACGGATCATATTTAATACGACGAATGTTACGTGTATTAATGATTGGGGTAGCAATTGGGTTACCTGAAGTACCTTGAACAAATTGCAAGTTGTTGTAGAACCACAACGGATTTGCAATAGCTACAAGGCTTTCACCTGAGTCATCATCTGTCAAGTCAGCACTAGCTTGGTACAAGGCTGTATTTACATAAGCGCCTGCTCCAGAGTTACCTGCAAGGTTCCAGATTCCAATTTCAGGAGTACTTGCAATACCTGTAAAAGACGTACCTGACTCCAAAACGTCGATGTTTGAAATAAACACCTGTGATAAATTAGTTCCCATTTTAATTGTTTTTAGGGATTAAACATTAATTGATTGATTAATTATTCACTTTCCATTGTTTCTATGGATTGTGATTGATACCTAGGGTCTTGTATTCCCTCTAGTATGCTTTTTATAGTCATTTCTACGATTTCTTGATGAGTGTGTTCTGGTAGTTCACATCCAACTCCAAGAATTCGATTCATTCTTTGTGGTCTTCTTATGTATGTTACTCTTGCACCTGTTACAATAAACTCTGCGTTTGTGTAAATTTTAATGAAGTTTTCATTAAATGTATACTTAGGGTACGTAGATTTAGTTGTGTTAAATGGATCTTTTAACAGAGTGTAGATGTCATCTAACTGAGCATAGTTGCAAGCAACTAATCTTCTAGTAACATTTAATCCAGATGGAACTGATCTTCTTCTAAGTACGTGTTCCTCGTGTGTTTCCATTGTTACTATTTGAGTATCTCCTGTTACTGGGTTTTCCCAAATTAATGAAGTTGTTAAAGGCCCTGCAAATATTTGAGTATCTATCTTTAAGTAAATTTCATTACCATCCACAGTTGGGGTAAATTCTACTGTTCCTCCGTAGTTACTTTCTACTGAGAGGACTGGTGAGCAGCAGTTATTAGTATAATTATTAGAATCTAAAAGTTGATCGTAGGTTAGCCCAGCATTACTTTGAATAATTGTTGTTAGGTTATTAGACTCTAATTGCATTTGTATACTTGTAAGTATATACCCAGTTGTTGGGGGTGTGATACTTATTCTTTGGTAGGCAAATGTAGTTGTTGTTGTTTGAAATGTCGCAGGTCTACAAGCATCAGACACTACAGCTCTCAAATTTACTAAAAATAAATAGTCATTTGGGAGAGCTACAATATCTGTAAAGTGTGGGTCCTCTAACAAGTTCTCTGCTAGCACAATACCATCTAACTCAAATGTGTTTATTAGTGTTGATGATACTAAATTTCTTAGGTCATCAATTCGTTTTTGAGATTGCTCAAATCCTTCTTTGTACTTATTACCTAGGGGGTTATAACGCAGCTTGATAAATCTATCCATAGCAGAGTTTAACTCATGGTCAATTTCCTGAGGTAAAAAGTTGTCAACCTGGAAAGATGCAATTTTTTGCACCCCCAGGTTGACAGCTATATGCATTTCACTTATGGTCACTTCAGTTCTTTAAGTTGTGCTCTCATAGCGTTTACTGCGCCTGAGTTCTTTTTATTCTTAAAGTATACAATTGTATCTGTGATATTTTCCCCGATAGTTTCATCAATGTAAATATGTTGATTCCCAATCAAACGAATCACACCATATTCAATCATCTCTGAAATTTCAGATCTAATCTCTAAGTCTTGATCAATTGCGTATTTCAAAAACTTAGCAGCATTTTGGTTTTTAATGTCGTACAACATATTTTCAACCTCCATGTCTGTCAAAGTTTCTGGTCTAGATCCAGTAGATAGTACTCTAAGTAGCATCTTCATCTTATCTACATTACCTGTAAGTTTGATGAACTCTTTATCAGCTTCTTTAGATACTTTAACTGCAGCATTCTTTTTAAGAAGATCTTTCTCTGGGTCGTAGATGTAAAAACGTTTACGTCCATCTTCCTCCATCTCTTCTTTAGTAGAAGCTACAAGTCTGTGTTTAAGACACCATTGGTAAGTTAAATAATCCATTGGGTTAAATGGATGACCGTCCTCATCTTTACTGATGTCTAGTTCTACACCTTCGAATGGAACTTTAACTCTCATAGATGCCCAAAATTCTTTTTCTTTTTTAGGCCATTCAACATGCCCGTAAGGTACGTCAATAATGTCCTTTAAAAGTCTTTGTGCTTCTTCGCCTTCCACTCCTTTAAGTGGTTGGCGTCCTACATAAATAGAGCCAATTGTTACTTTAGCTCCTGCTCGAATCTCTTTTGGGAGGTGATTCAAAACCTCTTTGCGTCTGATAATAATTTTTCTCATTGTTCTTTTTTTAGTTTAAGAATAACTAGGATTTATAGTAAAGTTGGTTTTGAAAGGGGGGCTTTTACACCCCCCTCTCTGCAAACCAAACACAAATTACGATGCAACACACTGAAGATCTAAGCTTGTATCAAAGCGGCGAAGCAAGATACCTGCAGTCTTAAGCATGTGAACAGAAGCACCGTCAATATCTGATGCGCGAGTATCAGTAGAAGTAAATCCGTTAGGAACTACTGAACCTGCAACACACCAACGAAGCATTTCACGACCTTTTTTGTTGATCATTTGAAGGTTGTTTTGACCGTCGTAAGTTGATTGGTCAACAAACACCATTCTGTATGATTCAAGTGGAAGGCCTGATTCTGGGTGCTGATTAGAAGCTTGAGCTACTGGGCCGTGGTCAAACAATGGAACTTTAACTACGTTTACAGTATGGCCATCAATGTGGTCATAAGAAGTAAAGTAGCCAGTGATTCCGAGGTTACGACCGCTACCAGTAATGAATTTAGCTTCAGTAGTTTGAAGGTATCCGTTGTTCTGACCGCTGTAGTAGTTACGAAGTGCACGATCAAATTCACGAGCACCACCAATACCTGTAAACAATGTTACTTGTTTGTCAGTAGCGTCAGTCATACCGTAAAACAAATCACCAATAACATCCTCAATTTTGTTTTGAGTCAAAGTTGAGTAAGTGTCTTTGTTGATAATTTGCTCAAAGAGACCTGGACCTGAAATTACTGGCTGTCCGTTCTCATCCAACATTTGGTTAACACCATTGTTGTCATAAGTTTTCTCACCATACCAGTAGTACATTTCACACTCTTCTTTGAACTTGAGCATGTGACGGTACTCTTCATAGTCCATCCAAAGTTTAGTAGTGCGGCCTTCTTTCATAGGAAGTTCGAACTGAGCTACATAATCTTTAGCGTTACCTGCAAAGTGGTAAGATTTACGAATCGTACCAATTTTAGAACGAACAAGACCTGGAGCTGCCCAGTTAGAAGCATTTCCACGAGAGAAGTCAACACCTACGTTTGCGTACAACATACCAAACAATGCACCTGCAGTAATATCAGCAGTTGGCATTGAAGATTGGTCAGGAGATACAAGTTTCAATTTGTACTCATAACCACCTGCGGTAGGTTGTGGTTCTGACATAATACGCGCTAATACCCCAGATTGAGATACAAGCGTGTAAGGGAAAATAAACCACTTGTCAGGGAACACTACTGTAAAGATTGAACCGCCTGCACCAGTACCCAAAGATGATACTACAGGACGTACGTTTACTTCGTGAGTTTTCACTCGGTATTCGTACTCAAAGCGGTCAATAGATTTAGTGTTACCTACACCTTCAGTCAAGAATGAAAGAGGGAATTTCTTTTCTTCACGTCCTGCAAGGTGAGTGATAATTGGGGAGAGCTCTTCGGGCTTCTCCATGAGAGCATTAACCAACGAGTTTGTGTCGGTCATCTGCTGGTCGTTGTAATAGGTTTTAAGAACCTGCATTAAAGCCATGATATTCTAATTATTTAATTGTTAGTTGCCTATGTTAAAAAAGCGCGGTCATGTCCAGATTGTCTGGATCAAAATCTTTTTGTCGTCTACTTTGTTTTGAAGCACTCTTAACTCTCTCTTCGTTTTTAGTAATACGTTCTTTTAAGTTTTTAGCGCTTACAGTTTTAGCTTTTGTGTTAATGATGTCTTCTAGTTTAAATCCGTTGTACATCAAATAATCCATTGCTAATTTTACTTCTAATTGTGCATTAGCGTAATCAATATCTCTTTGAGTTTCCCCGTTTCTACCTACAGGTTCAGAGATATAGTCAAAGAATTTAGATTTTTGTTTGTCGGGGATTCTGATTCCCGCAAACTCATTTCCAGATTCTATAATTCCCGCAACTCCATCCCAGAACTTATCATTTTCTGCTTGGATACGTTGTTGCTCTTGCTTTTGTTGTTCAACAAGAGTTTGTCTATACTCTTCTTGAGCTTTAGCTATAGCTGATTGAGCGAGTGTTGCTTTATTGTACAACTTTCCAGAGTCTTCGTAGTCTTCAAGCATTTCTTGAATGAACTGATCGTCGTGACCTTTTAGTTGCAAGTATTGAGCAAGCACTGCTCTTTGTGAATTTACATCCTTCTCACTGATTTTAAAGTTGTTATAATCAGTGTTAGGATTGTATGCCTCAAAGAACTTTTTAGAATCTCCTCCAGCAAGTACATAATCTAAATGCTTCTGTACGTCTGGGAATTGCTCAAACAATCTGTTTAATTGTTCTTCTGCAATTTGCTGTCCAAGATCCCTAGTAAACTCTGTCAGTCCTTCGACTGTATCAGCGTATTCGTTTTCTAACTCAAATCCAAGAGTCTTAGCAATTTCATTCGCCACAGAATCTAGGTCGGAGTCGGAATCATCCGAGTCATTTAAATCATCTGAATCATCTGAATCATCATCAGTTTCTACTGAATCATCATCATCTTCTTCTTCTGTTTCTTCGACTTCGTCTACTTCTTCATCAAGAAGTTGTTCGTCTTCTTGGATCGAATCTAATCCATCTCCTAGAACGTTGTCTAGAGAAAGTGAGTTTAAATCTAATTTTTCCATTGTGTTTGTTGTTTTACAAAAGTATTTAAAGTATTTTATAGCTTAACTATAAAAATATTTTTTACAAGAGTTATTAAATATATAGCACTTAGTACATTTTAGGGGCTTTGTATTTTGGTTTTTTGCCCCCACTTCTTTTTTGTTTCATTATCCCAAGCTTATTTACCTCATCGTAGAATTTGCTGTAAGCGCTGGGATCTGCTGTTGGTTTGAATTTTTCCCCCGTAAGTCTATATCTTTGGTATGCATCCTCAGGATTAAAATACATTCCATTTACAACTGTTGGGATTAAATCATTATCTACCCCCATTTTATATTCAGTAGCTCCTGTATTCATTAACTCAGGTCTATTAGGGTCAGGTAAAAGATAACCATTAGCTGTTGGGGAATCATATGCTAAAGGAGCTCCTGCAGATGTAGATCTGTAAAGCATTTCTCCTGGAAGTCCTCCAGGCGCATAAGAAATAGGTCCTCCATATCTAAAGTCAGGTGGGATTATTTCTTTAGGCCCTGATCCAGCTGCTGCCGCTGTTCCTGCTCCAACAGCTGCTGGGACCAGTGCTTTATATACATTGGGGTTATTTAAGTCAAAAAGAATATTACCTCTTTTAGATTTAAGGTATCTTCCTTTAGCATTATTGATAATGTCAACATCTCCAACACCGCCATCATCTACATTTTTTAATTTAATATTACTTAAATCAGTACCTTCGATATATTTAGCTAAATCGTCAGTAGTTGTCAGTCCAGGAAATGTTTTTCTAATTTTTTCTAAATTAGGATCTAAAACTTTTTCTGAATCAGCTGCTGTTTGAGCTGCTTCTTCTAAATTTTTAATTACTTTTTTAAGGTCTAAGGCATTTTTGGGACCTAAATATTTTTCAACCCTTTTGAAAGCTTCTATTTTTTCTGCAAGTGTATTATTAATTGCAGATTTTGTTTGAGATCTGTTTAAATTTAATTCGCCCCAAAAATCCCCCATTGCATTAAACTCTACTTCTTTACCTTTAGGGTAAATTAATTTATACACTCCAGGTCCTGTATCTTTAGATCCTAGTATAGTAGGATTGTCAGGAGTAAAAAAATCACCAGTTTCTGGGTCAATGTCTTTTACATAACGTTTGGCTAAGTCATAGTCAGCTCCAAAAATAGCTCTATCTCCTTTTGGAAATCTTTTAGTAGCCGCTGTAAAATCTGGATCAAGATTTACTGCATTATTTTCTCTACGTGAAATCCCCCGATAGACCTCATTATAACCTTGCTCATAGGCTTTTTTAAATCTATCACTTTGTTGTATTACAAATTCTTCTGGTGTCCCTTGAAATGGAGATCCATCAGAATTTTTCATCCATGTACCATCAGCTTTAGTTTTTCTCTCTATATCAAGCAAATTTTGAACAACGTCAGGATTATTATCAAAATCTTCTGCATATTTTACCCAATTTCTCCAATCTATTTCTGATTTAAAACCTTTACCAACATCGTCTGCAGAAGAAGTTGTTGTTAAAAAAGTTTGTTTAGGAAGAAATTTACGAGCATTACTAGCAGGTTTTAAAACGTTAGTTGCTTTAGATCCTATAGCTACTGGTCCCAACAAAGATAATGCATCAAGACCACCCTCAAGTGTAAATATATCAGCTGGATTATTTTGTAATCTATCTATAGTTCTTGTAAATCCAGGTATTCCTGTGAACTCATATGCAAATGCAGCAGTATTTAGATCATCAATTCTTTCATTCATTATTCTTTGTCCCATCTTAAAATAAGGACTATCTGGATTATCACCTGCTGCTTCAAACCAAGGTTTAGCTTGGTATGCTCCAGCTAACCTAGAATTATTTGATATTTGTGAATAAGGAGTTCTTTCTGCACTAACAGTTGCTTCTGGTAGGTTTACTAGAGGAAATGGTTCTCCTGTTTTAGGATCAGTAAAGTATCTAGCATTACCTCTTGTTCTATCAGTTGTAAATTCAAAGTCTGAGGGTGTTAGTTTAAGACCTGCAGACTGATATTTTCTAACTCCTCCACTAGCCCAAGAGTTTTTTAATTTACAGCTTTCTGGCATTTTTCCCTTGAGGGTTGGAGTACAATCAGCAGTTTTAGAAGACCTTGGTCCTACCTTTACAGTACTAATTGGCTGCATCTTTAACGTCTTTGGATCAACGTCAAGATAATTCATAGTTCCCATAAAAGCTCCCCAAGATCCTATATCTTGTCTATCACCTTCTGTACCAAAATCTCCGAAATAGCTTTCTTTTCCTAAACTTCTTCGTGCGGCAGGGGAAAGATCAAGATTAGCATATCCTTTATTATAACTTAAAGGACCAGGCATATTACCGAGGGCAGCCATTCTTAAATTTTCATCCTCTATAGAATTTACAGTTTTTTCTAATCCTGATAAATCTGTTGTACGATATAGAGAATTACCCCCTTTATCGTAGCCAGTGCGAACAGCAAATTGTGTTTGTCCATTATTATTGTAGTAAAATTGTATAGCATCCTCAACATCAGCCTTAGAAGAGGCACCTGCTGGCCCTAAATTTATGTCATTGAAGTAATTATTGCCTGGGTTAGCTTGCGCTAAAGCAGTTAAGTTAGGAGATGGGGTACCGCTTTGATATTTTCTAACTCCTCCTAATTTATATTTCTTAATACCTCCTGCTTGTTGATTAGCTATAATAAGAGGGGCTCCAGAAAATCCTCTGTTATATGCATTAAAGTTTATCCACTGATCGTAATCTAGCTTACCATTTTTTGATGCAGGTTTAGCAGAGTAAGACCCCATATCGTGATAAGCTACTGTTATATCTTCTTCTTTTAAACCGTATTGTTCTATAAGTTTTCTTCCTGTATCTCTAAGAACATCTTTAGATCCTGATACATCTATGCCAATTTCTCTGCCAGTTTTAGGATCTGTGAATAAGAAAACTACACTTCCTCCAGAAAATCTACTAAATTCGTTTCCTTTTCCGACAGGTATGCTTGTATGATTTAGCCCTGTTTCTTCATCTATTGCTATTCCTTTTTCTGAATCTATATCTTTAGCGTCTGGTTTTAATGGTATGAAGTACGTTCTTCCTCCTAAAGCTTGGTAGCCAGTACTTTTTCCTTTTTTATCCCAATCTATGTCTGAGAATCTATGTTGTCTTGATACTGGGAGATCGTACGACCATTCTGCATCTCCCTCCCCAATATCTTTTAGTTTTTTGTATTTAATACTGTAAGTCCCATCTTCATTCTTACGATACATCATTCTGTAGCGCTCTGGGTCATTCATTTGTTTTTGAGTATATCCTATCAGTTTGCCCTCCTTGGACATATTCTTCATTTCATAATTGTTACGTCCTATTTCCCAAGATTCTGGGGCAAACTGTTGGTTTTCACTAACATCGGAATCTCTTAAGAAATGTGCTACTGCTGCCCCAGACATAGTAGTGATAGCTCCTCGTCTTTTATTCCACCCACTATATAGTTCTTTTACTTTGGGTCCTACTCTATAAGTACCTCCTTCTATATTATCAAACGTATGTACAAACGACGATAGTTCGTTCCCTTTTATTTCGTCTGGATATCTAGCAAGTTCTTTAAAGGTTTCTTGTACAGGAACTGATTCGTTTTCTACAGTTGGGATTACTATATTTTCTTCAGGAACATCTATAAGACTTTCTTCATCTGCTGGAAGAATTCTACCAGCTACTCTTTTTGCTCCGCTTGCTTTTTCATCTATCCACTCTGCTGCAGCGTCACTAGCTTCATTAATAGTTCTTTCAAGCCAACTTGGTTCAATTTTAGGTCTGTAATTTTGTGATGCGGGTCTAATTTCCCCAGGTGTTTCTTGCGCTCTTCTTTCTGCTTCTCTTCTAAGCGCCAAGGGTCTTCCTAATTCATCTATCTCAGGTTGGTTTAATGCTCGGGTTGGAGTAGGGAAGGGGCTAGTTCTAGTATTATCTGCTTGTGCTACATTTGGTCTAACCCCAATATCAAATCTGGGTAAACGTTCACTTCTTACTCTGTCAGATGATGTAGTGGGTTCTTGTCTTGCAGGTTGTTGACGTGGTCTAGGTGCAGGAGTATTTAGATTTAATCCCGGTATTAATTCTATATTGTCAGAAGTTTGAGTAGAGTTGACTCTAGTTCTATCTAAAGCTGCTGGTATTTCTACTTTTCTTTCAGGTCGTTCTTCCTGTCTTCTAGGTTGTTGTGCAGATCTAGATGGAGGCTGAGTAGTAGGTGGAAGTTTATATACTTTTGTTTTAATTGCTTCTAATGCATTTCCTCTGGCAGTTATCCAATTTTCAGATCCTCTTCTTCTTGTTAGATATTTACCATCTTTATATTGGTATTCCCAAGGATCTCCTTTAGGTTGAATAATACCTCCTGATTGAGCAGCAGGAGTTTCAATAACTGTCCCTCTCTGCGGACCCATTGGGAGATTAGCAATGCCTGGGGGAACGTTCTTATATGATTTTACCAGATGTCCTTGCCCATCATCATCATACTCATACTTTTCTATATTTATTGGGGCTTTCATCCCCATAGTATTAAATGGGGTATTAGGAGGGACGTTAGGGAAAATCATTTGAGCTGGAAGTTCAGCTTGAGAACGTCCTCTCAGACCTTGCTGTTGTTGCTCTGGGGTTGCAGCTATTTCAATATTACTACCTTGAGTTGGTTGTAATACTGACTGTGCTTGAAATTCTTGAAGAATATTAGGGTTTCTAAACACATCTAAAACAGAACCTTCGAACCCATTTGCTTGAGCTCTTTTAGTTTCTTCAAGTAAATATTTTCTTTCGTCGTTAGTCATTATTCACCGTCTGGAGTTAAGTCACCTTCTTTATCTAATGCTTGTTGTTTGAGATCAAGCTCTCTATCTTTCTGATCAAGCTCTCTCACCATTCTTTCGTAATCAAGCTGTATTTTTTGACCACCATCATTTTTAGCTTCTGCAGCTATCAATGCTTTTTCAAGTTCTAGCTGTCTATCTTTTTCTCTGTCGATAGCTTGTTGCTGAATTTGCACTTGTTGAATTTCCAGTTGACGCGCCTGCATTTCTTGTTCTGCTTGTCTTTGCGCCTCTTCTAATTCTTGCTGCGCTCGTTCTGCTTTTTTAATCTTGTCTTTAATAGTTACAAAATTATCTGAATCGAACATATCTAGAATTGCAGAAGTTTTTACTCCTCCTTGAGACATAGACTGTGCTAGCTGACGTGCTGCATCAAGTTTTTCTTGTTCTTTACCAGAGTCGGATACAAATACTCCGTACTCACTTTCCATATGTTTTAATGCATCAATGTCTATAGTTTCTGCAGTCATATCAGGCATTACGTACATAGCTTTTTTCCCATTCACCCAAGCTTCTTTTGAGTAATCAAGCAAGCCTTGCAATTCACGTTGTTCAAAGTGTGAGAATTTACGGAATAGATCTTCAGTAATATGTGAGGATTGTAAGATAGCTTGCTGAGAAGTTCCTTTACCTTCGTATTGTCCAATAGAACCTTGTCGTTGTCTATTTACCCCAGATACTTTCTCCCATTCTAACATTATAGAATCCAAGAGGACTATGTATTGTTGTATGGTTTTAATAGACATATCTAGCACTGATTGGTGCTGTGGAGATAGTTGTATCCCTTCTTTATTATAGTCAACCCAGGCTATCCCAGTACCCTCAACGTAGTACATGAACTTATCCATATCCCATTTCTTAGGGATCATGTTGATATCGAATTGAGCGATGATATCCTTTGATCGAGCGATCGAGAGTTCAAGACGGTATTTGTAGATATTGTAGTTGAGCTGGTAGGGGATGCCTAGGCTAACTAATGAGATGTTATTAGAGTTAATGTCAGAGTATTTACGTCCGTTTACAGGAAGTTTACATTTTGATGGATTGTCTAGTGATAATCTTTGGTTGGCTATTGGGTTTATGTCTATAAAGAATCTATTGTCAATTTTAGTTCCTTTCCATACTTCGTTAACCCATTCGTATTTTATTTTGCCCCCACGTTCTCTAAGTTCTTGCGGTAGTTTAAAATCTTCATCTACTTGAAATATCTCAACACTTCCTGTGTTGTCATCTACATACTCAACAAACCCAATACGTTTACGGCTTTTCCAATATACAGTTACACACTCTATAAGTCTGTTTCTGTATATGTTATCATCTGCTCCTGAAGCTTCTGCTCTGTACAAGAGGTAAGAGTCTACTGAAGTTTGATGTGGATTTTCAAGATCTAATACTTGTTGGTCTGTTAAATACTCCCCAAATTGATCAATAAGTGTTGAGGCGTGCGCAAACTTTCTAATAATAGCCCAATCCCCATCTTCTACAAAGTCGATGTCTGGGTCTTTATCAAAGTCTACATCTAATGGGTTTATTATTTGATAGAAAGGTTCGTCTCTTCTAACTCCTTTCTCTGTGTAGCATTCTCCGGCTACTAAAAAGTGAAAGAAAAGCTTTTGTAATTTATCGTAAACCTCTTCATTTTGCATTATGTAGTTTAATGCAGCTTGCCCGTTAATTGCTCGTCTGTCTACATAAGATGCTTCAAATTGTTCGGCTATTTGCTCTGGGAGTTCTAAATCCTCTACCCCGATATCTTGATTAGTCATCTTTGCAACTTGATTCAGAAACAAAGCTTGTACAGAAGCTAATAGTGCATTCTTTTTAGCTTCTTCTTTTATAGATACCGAATCCGAGTTTGTTGCAATAACTTTATAGTTAATTGGGCGTTTAGACTTTTCCCCAAGTAAAAGGTCTATGATAGGTTTTATAATTGGGTAGTTACGCAGTTTAGATGGGAAGTTTTCTCGCGTACGCCCGTAAGGTTTAAGTACGTATTTGTAGTCTTGCTCATCTATTTCCCCATTGTAGTAGTCATACAAGGTTTTTAAGTAGTTTCTACGCTCAGACAACCCAAACTTTGATAGATTGATAAATGCATCTACACATTCTTCTCTCCATTTCTCAGTCTTTTGGGTTATTGGGAGTCTTTGTTGGGGGATTTTGTGGGAACCGTACATATCCTTGCAAAATTATTGTAAATTATCTATAATTCTTATCGAACCAATCATCCATAGAACGGTCCTGTGTAATTTCTACCACCTCTCTATTATATAACTCTCGCGTGTGGTACATTCCTATCATCAGTGCCATAACACGGTCAAAGTTTCCTTTGTGGTTAAATTTAATTAATTCCTGTAAAAGAGCTGGGTCATAGAGTTTGTGCATATTAAGGGTTACATTCCCATCCTCATCTACACCTCGTGGGGAGATTAGCCAATCTCGTATGTATATTTCCCCTTGACGTTTACGTTGCTCAGTCATGTGCATGCCGTATTGTCTTCTGGTGTTAGTTGACCTAAGCTCTCTTTTATCAAGCATCTCAAACTCTTCTTGCAGTTTGTGTAGCTTTCTGTATCTTTTAGCGTAAGCTATTAATTCCCCACGGTCATTCTCAAAACCTATCTTAGCATTGAAGTAATCTGCAAGCATAAATAGATTTCGATTGTATTCATCTTGAGTGTTTGGGCGTCCTATATAAGATGCTACAATGATGTCATCAGGTTTAGATAAGTTGTTTGGGCGTTTTAGTACGTAAGCAGCACCGAGAGAAACACTATCTGAACTCCCAGACTGTGCGTAAGGGTCATGGCAGATAATATAGAGATTGTGAGGCACATCCCCGTCTTTATTTCTAAATGGTTCTTCATACAATACAACTGCTCCGTTAATATCATCCCCTTTTCTGTGTGGGTATTTGTAGATTGGGGTAGTTTCTCTGCTAGGGCGGAAGGCTATTTTTTCTTCTTTAGTGTAATACAATATCCCTGCTGTCCCTTCTGACTGCAAATTGTGAGCTATTACTTTGTTGTATTGTTCTTTTAAAGAGTTTACGTCAAAGATATTAGCTGTTACTTGCAGTGTAGCTTCTTGCGGGGAGAATGGGTGTTCTGCAATGTACTGATCTAAAGCTTTTGGGTCGTTTGCCCTTCTTTTCTTTTCTCTCTGTTCCTCTTCAAATTTTATAGCTTCTTCTGTTAGTGAATTCCCGTCTTCATCTATAAACCCATCCAAGTTTTGATAGATTGGGACAAAGAATCCACACTTAGTTCCTGAGGCTCCTGCATCCCATATATTGTCAAAAGCCATACAGTCGTATGCTTCAGGATGATAGAAGAGTTCTTCAAGAGAATCAAATCCTACTCCTTCTTCACCACCTGTTCCAAAGGCTATCATTGTCCCAAGAGTTTTAGAACCTTGACGCATTGTAGGCATCGCTACTTCCCAAGCTTTTAATAGTCCGTTAAATGAACCTGCTTCTTCGAAGAATATAAGCTCCCCAGCTTTACCACGTACTTTGTCAGGGTTGTCTTTAAGACTTACCCCTATTATTTGAGACTTCAT